CCCGCTGCCCCGCCACTATCGTGTAGGTGGGGGTCTCTTCCGTGCCAGTGTTGACCAGCAACAGGATGTCCGTACCTCTGGTAGCAACTACGTCTTCCACTGCTATACCTCCCCGATGGTTAGCCGCACAGTGATGATGCGGCCATATGCCTCGTTGTCACCCAAGGCGATCGGCCCGGCCGTCTCCGCCAGATACGTTACATGGTCATCCACCTCCAAGTAGTGGCGGTGCAGCAGCGCCCGCACCCGCTCGGCGATCGCCTCCACCGTGGCCGACGACCCCGTGGCCGGCGCGTAGCAGCGCACATCGCGCCACACCTGCCGCCCTCGCGTCGTCTTCGTGTCCCAGGCGCTGTCCATCACGCTGCCCGCGGTGACGATGTAAGGCAGCGCCGCGTCCGGCGGCGCCGGGTCTACCGTGAAAATGGCCGGCTCCCCCCGGTACATCGCCAGCAGGCCCGTGAGGGTCGCGTCCCCAGACAGCCTGTCGTAGAGCGCCGCCGTCAAGTTCACCGCCTAACCTCCACAGACGCGGCGAACGATCTCGGCCGCATTGCCGAACACCGCCGGCCGCAAGAACGGCTGTGCCGCGTGCCGCACCGTGCCCGCTTCCTGGAACCAGCCCCAGTGCGCGAACCCCTTCCCCCGGCGAATGCCCAGCCGCCCGGCGATGGAGTTCCCCTTCACCACCACGTCGTGCGCCACGCTGATCTTCAGCTTGCCCGTCCGGTGCGGCGCCATCGCCTGAGCTTGGTCCTCGGCGAACTGGAGCGCGTCGTCCAGCCCGATCAGCAGCCGGCCTGACAGCTCCGCCATCACTTCCTTCTGCCGCCACTCTTTGATGACGCTCACGAGCCCGCCTCCATCGGCACGGTCTGGACCTCCTGGCAGTCGATCTCCAGGTGGTGGCCGGCCAGGCTCGGCTCCCGGACGCCCTGCACCTCCACCACGATCCCGCCGCCGCTCACCAAGTCCCCACGGGCGATGTCCTCCCCGGCGACGACGTAGAGCACGTGGCTGATCTCCCGCTGTTCCTGCGCCGCCACCTCGCGCTCCCGCGCGTTCGCCGGCCGCATCCGCCCTTGCACCGTGCCCAGCAGCACCGGGCCTTCCACCCAGCCGCCCTGGCCGTCGGACGTGCGGCCCATCCGCGTCACCACGAAGTCGTTGTTGAGCAGGCTCTCGAAGTGGCTCAATGCGACACCACCCGGTACTTGTTGAGGATCTCCTTCTCCGAGCGCAGCAGGATCGGCGCGGCGCTCGCTCCCATCACGCCGTCGCTCTGCGCACCGCCCTCACCGCTGAAGCTCACCGAGTAGTCGCCCAGGGTCGTGCTGCTGACTCCCGGCACCCCGTTGAGCGAAGCCGCCCGCAGCCCCGCCTGGTACGCCCGCGCCGCCATCCGCGTCGCCACGCCCACCAGGTCGTCCGGCAGCGTGGCGTACCCGTGGGAGTAGGTCACCTGGATGAGCGCCGAACCCCCGGCCCAGTGCTGCCCCACCCGGTGCAGCACGCCATGCCCGTCCAGGAGGTAGTCGTCCGTCTCGGTGAGTACTACGCTGTCCTCCTCCACCTCGGAGACCTCGGTGACGGGCAGCTCCGGGAGGAACAGCCGGTTGCCCCTAACGAACATGTAGCTCTCGATGTCGTCCTCCACCGCCTCCAGCGTCTGGTGGCAGTAGTTCTGAATCGCCGCCGACGCCTCGAGGATGGCCCGCCGCGCCGAGGCGTCGTACTCGGTCAGCTCCATCTGGAGGAAGGCCGCCATATCCTCGACCGAGCAGAACATGCTCATTCGTCCGCCTTCCGTCCCTTCGTGGACGGCCGCCGGCGCGCCTTGTTAGGGGCCTGCTCCCGCTCCTTGGCCGCCGGCAGGTAGCCCAGCCGCCGCGCCTCCGCCTCGGTGATCTTGATCCCCAACCCCGGCCTGATCTGCACCGTCACCAGTGGTCCGCTCACCGTCTCCGCCTCCCGGATGACAATTCCGTCTCCGCTCTCGTGGTCGCCCTTGCAGGCGAAGTTGGCCGCCCCGCACACCGGGCATCGGCCCCGCACTCTGCCACTAGCGATGAGAGCCACGAGTGCTCCGCCGCCCGGATGTCGCGAACTTAGCGAACGTCGCCTCTTCCTCGCCCGGCTTACACTGCACGTACCTCCCCGGCGCGATCTGCACCTGCACCAGCTGCGGCGCCTGGTCCTTCCCCGGCCGGACCTCGGTAAGTGCCCCTCCGGCCACGGTGAAGACCTTGTCGCGCCGCCGCGCCGCCCCTCGCTGCGAGTCCACCGAGAGCCAGGCACAGGGCAGGGCGCAGAACAGCGGCTTCACCAAGTGCAACGCCCGCAGGAACGCCAGCCGCTCGTCCCCGCCGTCGCACTCCTGCCGCCAAGTCTCTAGGAACCGCTCACCGTCCGACTCTCGCCGCACGAACAGCAGCTCGTGCCCATAGAGCAGCACCCGCAGGTCCAGCGCGACTGCCTCTGTCCGGGCCCGATCGCTGGCCGTGCCCGCGTCCTGCGCCAGCGCCCCATACCGCCACAGCGGCGCCGCCACTTCCCACTTCTCCAGGAAGGCGAACCCCGCCTCCAGCAGCCCGTACGGGATGGCCGTGCCGTCGGCCACGAACAGCGTCCGCTCCTCTGGGAGCGCCCACCCGTCCTGCACCACGTGGCGGTAGCCGTACTTCCTGCCCCACGCTTCCGCCGTCTTGTCCGGGCTCCTCGTCACCACCGCGTTCACGCCCGCACCTCCCGCGGCTGTAACACGGCCTGCCGGTACTGCTCGGGCGGCTCCAGCGTCTCCATGTTGACCGGCTCCACCATAATCTGGTCCCAGCTCTTCCCCGGCCTGCGGATCGACACCGGGCAGTAGTGGTAGGTGTACACGTCCCGCAAGTACCCCACCTGGCCCCTATGAGCATGCACCCACAGCGCCTGCGTCTTGTTCGGCGACCGCTGCGACTGCCGATCCCGAAACAGCGTCGGGGTGACCTTCAGCAGCGACCGGCGCATAGCCAAGAAGTGCCCACTCACCCACTTCGAGTAGACCACCATCCCATCGTCGGCGTAGGCGTGCCGCCCCTGGTTCACGTTGTCGCCCGGATTGTTGAGCCCCAGCATCATCACCTTGGGCCGGTCCTTCAGCGCCGCCAGCAACCGCGCCAGCCAATCGGGCTCCAGCAGCGGGCAGAGCGCGTCGTCATCGGTGCAGATCACCGGGTCGCTGGCCGTCAGCCCGAATACATCTCGGAGGTTCCCGTGCATCCCCTGCTGCGTCGCGTGGCGATGCAGCCGCACGCCCTCCAGACTCTTGACGTACTCCGCCGTCCCGTCCGAGCTCGCATCATCGATCACCGTCAGCCGGTAGGGCGTCGTGGTCCGCTCCCGGATGCACCCGATGGTGCGCTGCAGCATCTCCACCCGGTTGTGGGTCCCGAGGACGATGTCTATCACCACTGCTCACCCTTGCCCCGGTAGAAGCCGGCCATGCCGATCCCGGTGTCGTCCACCACCAGCACGTCCGGCTCCCGGCTCAACTTCTTGGCCAGATCATCCACCGCCTGGCACACGAACGGGTGCCCCCACTTCTCTGCATCGGCGGGCGTGTAGTCGTGGAACAGCATCAGGCCGCCCTCCCTCAGCCGGTTGAACCAGGGCAGGTCGCGCTCCACCTCGCGGTGGTTGCCGTCCACGTACACCATGCCCCAGACGTTGGTGTCGCGCTTCAGCAGGTCCCAGCTCTTGACGCACAACACCTCGATCTTGTGCCCCTTCCGGTGCAGCCGGACCGCACTCACCTGCGCCCGCTCCGGGCTCATGGTGGTGAGCGACGCCCGCGGCGCCCCCATCGCCATCACCAGTGCCGACCGCCCGTAGAAGCAGCCGATCTCCAAGATGCGGCCCCCGTCGAACTCCCCCGCCAGCCGGTGGAGGAGGGCATACTGGTAGGCGAGCATCTTGCCGCGAATGTGCTCCGTTGCCGCCAGCGCCGCCCGTACCCCTTCGTTGTCCAGGGCCTCATAGAGCTCGTGCTTCGTCCCTCTCAGATGCAACCGCTCACTCATCGTGCCCCCTATAGCTACACTTGTCGCAGAGTGGCGGTAGCCGCTTCCCCGCCCTGAGTGCCGACCGGTACTCCCGGAAGCGCTCGTTGTTGAAGATCGCCAACAGCGGCTCCTTGGTCGCGTCTCCCATCACCACCTGGCCGTGATAGTCGTTGCAGCAGAGCACCACCCGCCCATCGTGTCGCACGTACATCTGGATGCTCGGGTACTGGCAGTCGCCGCTCACCGGCTCCCGCCCCGGCAGCTCCACCGAGCCCGCCCGGTTGTTGTAGAAGTCCGGCAGCGCCTCGCTAACGCGCGTGAAGTCGGTCATGTGCAGGGTCGTGATACCTGACCAGTTGAACCGGTCTAGCGTCGCCTTGTCGTAGGCGCTGATGCGCAGCTTCACCCCCAGGTCGGACAACTCCCGCGCCAGCTTCAGGCTCAGCCGGTCGGCGTTGGTGTTGACCACGCACAGACACTTGGGCAGCCGCACCTGGATATGGCGCATCAGCTCCGGCATGCGCGGGTCTAGGAACGGCTCGTTCATCAGGTACGGCCGCACGCTGCCCCTGTACTCCATGGCCGCCAACTGCTCGATGATGTCGTCGAACAGCTCCCGCGCCATCAGCGCGCCCGTGTACTCGATACTCGCGTTCGGGCAGTGCCAGCATTTGCGGGTGCAGCCCTGGATGGTCTCCAACTGGATCGACTGGAACCGCATCGGCTTACCCACCACGTAACTCCCGGTTGTACTCCCGCACGCTCTCCATGAACTTCGCCGGCCGCCCCTGCTTCCTCGCCCACGCGCACAGGTTGCCCGTGTCCTTCGGCAAGCACTTCCCGCCAAAGCCCCGGTTCTCCGGGTACACGTACGTGTGTGACCGCGTGATGCGCGGGTCCGCCAGCCACAGCTCCCGCAGCTCGTGCCAGTCCACGCCGGCAAGGTTGGCCAAGTCGTAGAACTGGTTACAGAAGCTAACCTTGGTGGCGAGCCAGGAGTTCTCCATGAGCTTGCACAGCTCCGCCGTCCGGCTGTCCGTCTGGTAGATGCGCGTCTCCGCGTGCGTCACCAGCGTCCACGCCGTCGCCCAGGCCCGCGTCACCTCCGGCGGCCCGCCCAGAATCACGAACGGCAGCGCCTCCCGGAGCGGGTGCATCGCCGTCTCGCCGTAGTACTCAGGCGAGAAGCACACGTTCGGCCCCAGGCTCTCCGTCGTCCCCACGCTCACCGTGGACTTGAGGCACCAGTAGCGCACCCTGGCGTCCCAGGTCGCATAGGCCTCCCGCACGATGCTCGTGTCACACTGCTCCCCATAGTCCGGCGG